CGAACGGGTACGCGCGGGAGGTGACGGCCGGAGTGGGGCGGATCGACTGCGGAATGCCGAACTCAGTGGCGAGTTCGAACCGCTCGGTGCCGGGCGCGCCAGGCTCGTCTATGATGCCGGAGACGCGCGTCGACAGCAAGTCGATAAGCGGCTGCCGAGCAGCGTTGAACTCCTCCAGAGCGGCTGAGTACATGTCCCAGATCGCGTTGAGGTCCTGCCCGTCGCGCGTCCGGGTGAGGATATCCGCCTTGGCGGCATAACCCTTTGCCATAGTTGGTTACCCTCCCTTCTAGACCGGGTTGCAGCGGACGATGACCCGGTTGGTCTCGACGGTGAAGCCGAGCGCCTTACCGGAGGTGGAAGTGTCGTCCACCGTTCCGTCGGTGTGGCCGTAGACCGTGGCTCCGCCGGTGAAGGCGGTGCCCGCCGTCTCGGTTGCGTCGCCAATCTCGCCGTCCGTCATGACGTCGATCGCGGCACCAGCGGCCATAGCCTCCGTCGGGCAGATGACGCCCTTCAGATCCGTCGTGGCGGCACCGCCGATCACAACGCGGCCACTCGTGTTGATCGAGACAGCACGGATCTTTCCGGCGTCAGCAGCCACGATGGCCGCGTTGAGACGCGCACGGAATCCGCCGTCAAACGGGTCATACTTGTCATACCTCGACAACACACACCTCCTTCGAGGGTTTGAGAGCGTCAGCTACGGCTAGCGCCGTACCCGTGTATTCAGCGCGGGGAATCGGGAGGAGCTGATCTTCTGCTTCCCACTTCCGCTCGCGCCGTTGTTGCCGGGGGCAGTCGGCGGAGCAGCTTCCTGCTTCACCTCCGTCTTGACCAGATACGCGTCCGACTTGGCAAGCGCCGTCAACGCATCCTTGAGGCCGGTGACGTTGCCTTCACCGTCAATCTCAACTTTGGACAGGTCCACGAGCTTGAGCGCGCGCTCCGGGTTGTGCCAGGTAACGGAGTTGTCTGACAGGAAGGCAACCTTGAGCGCGAGCGCTCGATTGGTCTCCTGCAACGCGTCCCGCTCCTTCAGCAGCTCCTGGTGATCGCGGACAAGCTTCTCTTGCTCCGGCAAGTCCTTGTCGCGCAGCTGCTTCAGCTCCGCTTCGAACTTGGCGGCCCTGGCATCCGCCGCTCGGGTGCGCTCCCGCTGCTGGTCCAGCTCCGCCTTGCTTACCGTCGGAGTCTGGGTATCGGTGCCGCCCTGTGCACCTGTGCTGCCGGAGGTATCCGTTGCGCCGCCAGTATTCTGGCCGCTGGTGTCATCTCCGGCACCGCCCTGTGTGCCTTCCGCGCCGCTCAGTGCGCCTTCACCATCGGTGGTCATGCTTTGCTCCTTGGGATATTAACGGGGTGATCGGGCTTCCGTCTACCTGGAAGCCTACTGCCTCGACAACCTAGCATCCTCTTTGGCCAATTCTTTGTCGAGGTAGTCATCAAAGTCGCCGCGCAGGAAGCCTCTGACAAAGGCATCCTCTTCGATCGGTTCTGGTACTACGTAACACATGCACTGCGGATGCGGCCGGAGTGGTACGCGATCCGGCCTGTAGATTCCGCCATTCCTCTCCGCGATAACGTTGCAGATATCCTTGCGGGGATGGGACTTCGACAAATGCCAGCTCATGTTGTGCGTCCATGGGCTGTCAATCGCCTTCTGCACGGTGATCGCGTGGAACGCATTGTTGATCTCCGTACGCGCGAGGCGCATCGCCGCGTAACGCACGCCGCCCGGAGTGTTGGGGTTAAACCAGTCCCGCGCCTCCTTGGCGAACTTCCGAGCGTTCAATCCGCTCGCCAGTACGGAGTTGATAAGCCGGTTCAGCCTGCCGTCCATCCACACGCGCGTCCGGTAGATGCGTTGCGCAAGCGGAACGGCCGAAAGACCCATGCGCGCCATGGCAGTCTCGATAGCGCGCTGTGATGTCTCTAGCAGCGACCGGTACAGATCCTCCGCGAGGCCGGAGGCTCCGGCTGCCTCCAGCAAAGCTGCTTGCGACTCCGCGCTGAGCTTCGCTGCACGGCTAGCCGATCGCAAACGCCTTGCAGAGACCAGATCTCCCAGCCGTTCGAACACAACCGCTTGTTCGGCGAGGAGGCGGAGCCTGGTCTGCTCCAGCTGGGCGCGAGTGATGTCTCCACCCGTTCCCAGCCGTCTCAGCTCCGCGTTGACGCGCCGGTACGCGTCCCGCAGCATCCGCAGGATCTCCGTGTCGCTCAGCCGGAGCTGCTGCGCATTGGCGAACTGCCAATCGCTCGGTTCAGGCTGTGGTATCGCCATCATCCGCACCATTCGCCGCAGCGTCGATCCGAGCGCCGGTCGCATCCAGCAGTTCCTGCTGCTCCGTCGCGATTGTTGCGAGCATGTTGTCAGGGAAGTTGTAGCCCAAGCGCTCGGAAAGCTCCCGCTGCGCCCACTCGCGAGACACGATGTTCTGCTGCACCATCTGGATGATCTCAGCGAGCACCGCAGCCCGGTCGATCGGTACAGGGTCGCTAAAGTGCACGGACGGCGAGACCATCGGCGGCGTGTACGCCTCGTATGCCGGCATCCACATCGTCAGAAGGTCGTGGAGGAGGTGGGTGAGCTTGGAGGTCAGCTCCTCCTCCTTCTCAGCGTTCTTGGCCAGGATCGGCATGAACTCGATGCGGAGCGCAACGCCGCTAAGGGCAACGTTGGTGTTGATCCGTCCTATCGCGACATCCGGCACGGCCGTGGCCTCGCGTGCGGCAGTCATCATGCCGCCCATGTGGTCCTGGATCGGCTGGACGGATCCGACGCCATCCACACGGCCCATCTTGCCGTCTTTCTCAAGCTCCACCATCGAAGCAGGGCCGATCTCCCAGCCAATCTCGCGCCCGTTCGCGTCGCGCGGGCGACCGGAGTCAGTCCAGTAGACGCCAAGCCCTTGTAGCGCAACGGCCAGGTCCTCATCCGTGGTGTTCTGGATGATGCCGGCAAGGATCGACTCCAGGCCCTGTACCTCTGACAGACCGAACGCCCCGACAGGTCCGCCACGCCGGTTGTTGCGGAAGTGGTAGACAGGGATGGACGTGATCTGCGTCGGCAGCACAACCCCCGCGCGGAGCACGGCCCATTCCGGGGTGTTGCCCCAGGACGGGGGATCAACCGGCTCCAGGTCCTGCGCGTCCTCTCCGGGCCGGTCGTCCCAGCCGGTCAGGGAGAAGAATCCAACCCGGTACCCAATCTGCCCAGCGGATCCGCCGAAGTTGGCTGCGGTCTGCTCGTTGAGCTTGTGGTACTCGATACGCTGGATGATGTCATCGCCGTCATCGTTCTTGACGATGGAGGCGAGGTACACGCCGGTCACGCGCTCGCCGTCGGATGGATCGATGATCGGGAAGTATTGCTCCGGCTGGATCTCTGTGATTCGGATCCGCGATCCCTGCTCCTTCGCGGGATCCGCAGAGATCAGCAGCAGCGCGTCGCCCTTGATCAGCATCCAGCGCTTCATGGAGAGGAACTTGATCGGTACCTCCTCACGCCTCCACAGCGCGCCCATGTTGGATCGCAACAGATTCATGGCTTCGTCATCCACCTCGGTGCCCGGCTCCGGATCCCAGCCGATCTCAAAGCCGTGCGCAAGGTATCGGTTCGTCGCCTCGATCAGCGAGCGCACAGCCGGGATGTACCGGCGCGCCAGCGGATCATCGCCGGACCGGAGCAGCGCGTCAAAAGCCTCGTTGACATTGTTCCAGATGTCCTCGTATGTGGCATAGGCCTGGATTCTGTCCTGGTTGAACTGTCCAGGCCGGACATGCCCTGGGGCTGGGCGCTGCAGCTTCAGCGCGGTGTCATATGGGCTAACAGCAACCATGCCCGTTGCTCCCTACTTCTTGATGTTGACTGTGGACTGTCGAGCGCGGTTGGCGCGGTACGGGGAGCCAAACATTCCGGCGAAGAATCGCCCTAGCGCCTCGGGCGTGTGGTCGTCTTTCTTCTCCGGGTACTCCGGCGCTGGCTGGCCCTTGCTCGCGCCGGTTTCTTTGCGCTCCGGATATTTGTAGATGCCCATCTCACGAATTGTGTTGCGGCACCTGCGATGCACGGTGAGCTTAGGCTGTCCAGTGTTGCCCGGCTTGAGGAAGCGCCGGATCCACTCCAGTCGGTCGCTCAGCGCTCCGCCGGTCCCGCGCGCAGGCGACAGCTGCAGCAGGTTCGCTAACTCGCGCGTACGGTCCGGCTCCGCTGGGTCCGGATAGAACGC